CCCAACTGAAGCAAGATGCTCTGAAGGCTTTCTATGATTCAAATGAGACTGATAATCTCTTGAATCTATTGGAAGCTGATCAGCTTGTCTCAGGTGTAAAGGGAGTTTATGACTTCCTTCACCGTTTCTTCGATCCAAGGTATGGTTTAAAGAAGAAGAACATTGGTAGAGGCTCGTCTACCGCCTTTGGCGGTAAGCGGGTATTTACTTCTGGTTCTAACTTCGAGTTAAACCCTTTGGATGTGTCGAACGTTTATCTAGGGTGGTCGTTTGGCTTTGCTCCATTGATATCTGATCTGCGCAAGATCTCGCGTGCGTTACCCAACATTAGGGCTAACTTACGTAAGCTTGCTAAACAGTCAGCTGCGCCTTATACGGTGCAGCGTTCGTGTCAAGGAACTTTAGGTTTCTCATACACGAGCGGACTCAACGGCTACGGTCCAGATACTCCTGGTTATCCAACGGGGTGGTGGCACGAGCGTTTAACGCAAGTGCAAGCGCCTACTAGGATAGTCGGAGTGAATGGGCGGCGAACTATACAGTACCAGACGGAAGAGTTTCAACAACTCGACTATCTGATATCAAGGTTCGTTGCGACAGGTCCTGCCTCGTTGATTTGGGAAAAGGTTCCCTTTTCTTTCGTGGTGGACTGGTTCGTTGATCTCTCAGGCTTGATTATCCGACTTGACAATGCTGTTGTAAGCAATGGCAAACAAGTCCTCAAGTGCTGGTCAAGTGAAAGTTACGAAACGTTCGTTGGTGTTGTAAAACACAAACAAGCTGCTTTCGCTGCTAACACTAGTTATGACAATGAGATTGTAGCGCAATATAGGTTACGTAGCTACCTCAGGTCTTATGAAAGACCGGACCTTGTGGTCCAGGTCGACAACAGGTTTGGAAAGAAGCAGGGCAGCCTTTTAGCTGCTTTGCTCCACCAAAAAGTGGCGAGCCTGCGACGTAGAATACGTCGTTAAGTTAGTGGTACGTTCCCGTAATACAATGAATGCTAACCTCACAGTCAAGGCTAAGGTCTACAATCAAGTGTACTCAGATAAAACTGAGTCACTCCGGCGATCTGTAACGGATGGGGCAACTCTGCCTCACACCATGAAGATCGCCCACTCAGATGCTACTGACTCGGCAACTAAGTTGCCGATTAAGCGTCATCTGTTTCGGATTGATATGACCCACCTCGACACTGGGGCGGTTAATCCGTCGCCAGTGCCTGTAACGGCCTATATGGTTGTGCAGCATGGAGTCGGGCTTTATCAGCCTACGTCTACGGCCATTGAATTGGTCGTGGATTCGGTCTGTCAAGCCCTCGTTTCCACTGCTGCTGATGCATCCGCGCTGGACCTTGCTGACGAAATTTTCGTCAGCCAGGAACAGTAAAGACGCATCTAAACATCGGTGGACTATAGATAACAATAAACAACAACACGTTAAACATGTCATTATTAAAAGTTACTACTACCAACTTTCACAAAGTTGGTACTTCATATCGGGTATCTGTTAACATTGAAACTAATTCGAAATTAGAAAAGGAGAATAATTATTATTCTACGATTCATGTTCGAGCGTTTCAGCGCCTTCAGACCTCCCTTAATGTTAGTCCTCTATCGCTTACCTTAGTTGCCGGATCCGCAAGGATCTCAAGCAACGGTATTAAGACGCACAGGTCGTATATTTATTCAAGGGTCTTAAACCCCTGGACGGATGTACGATTGGCGCTTCTTAGTACACAAGTGAACGATGTTATCAGAAGTATGCGTGCGGAATTCAAGAGTAACCCGATCAGGGCCATCCTTGGACTCCAACCGTATATTAAACCATAATAGCCACCAATAAAACAGGAGTGATGCATATGCATTCAAAGTATGTTATTGATATATATGAACGCCTGCTAGCAGATGTACGCAATCGATTAGGAAGTGACCTTTTGGGCACCCCTGATGAGCTGTGTATAGAGTGGATCCTTAAAGAAGGACCCCTGCTAGACAAGCAAGTACTGAGCTACTTAGACAACAAAATAGCTTACGAAGACGTAGCTATGCCAGATTGGCTTATGCCAATATGGTCTCTCGCGGCCCGATCAACTGATAATAACGAGTCTGGGGACCCAAAGGTCCTCCATTCTTGTGACTATCAGGTAGTTGGTGCTTTAAGAGCATTATGTCTTAAGGAACTCAGGCAATTGCTTGTTTTTGGTTACAAAGCCGAGCATGAGCCTACAAATGAACAACTCAAAGCCTCCCAAAAGGAGTTTGAGGAAACGGATACTATGTGCGGTACTTGGGCTGACTACTTTAGTAGTCGGTATCCAAGCACCGCTCTTGCATCCGCTCGTCGAATCGTTAGTTCGGTCATATACCGAATCAACTGGAGTGAAATAACTCCCGCACATGGTCCTGGAGGGATATTTCCCAACAGGAAGCCACAGCATAAGAGTCGCTTCACTACGTACTATAAAGGAATCGCTGAGCACTATCCCTATGACCGATACTTCTGGTCTCTTCCCAGCTTCTGGGATGAAATCATGGTAAAGGAACATTGGGCTAAGCTCTCAGAAGAAACCGATGTAGTTGCTAAACTTGTTGCTGTCCCAAAAGACTCCAGGGGCCCACGCTTAATTTGCGTGCACCCCGCAGAGTCGATCTGGATACAGCAAGGTCAGCGTAAGTTGTTGGAGCACGCAATTACCAATCATCCCCTTACAAAGGGGAAGATTAACTTCACGGATCAATCCGTGAACGGTAATCTAGCCATTGAATCCTCCATGACGCAGAAATACGTCACGTTGGATCTCAAGGAGGCTAGCGATCGAATAAGCAGTAAGCTGGTACGAGACCTTTTTGGTCATCATGCCAGCGAATACCTATTCGCTTCGCGTGCTAACAAAATCCAGCTACTTGATGGACGGGTCATTGAATTGAAGAAGTTCGCACCTATGGGAAACTGTTTAACATTTCCCGTGCAAAGTCTGGTCTTCTTCAGTCTAATTCATGCGGGCATATTAGCTCATTACGGAATAGTCTGTAATGATATTTATGTCTTCGGTGACGATATCCTGTTCCCGCAACAATACTATGATGGCGCTATAAAGTCTCTCATTATGGTTGGGTTAGTTCCCAATCATAACAAGACCTTTAGACACGGATTCTTCCGAGAATCATGTGGTGTCGATGCCTATAAAGGTTACGATATCACTCCATTCAGGTTGCGCAAAACAGAACTGTCACGCTTGGATTCAATCGAAAGCCTCCTATCTCTTGCTAATCGCATGAGTGAAGGAGGTTACGTTGAATGTCCTAAGTTTATATACGAGACCTGCCGGGCAGCGCTAGCGAAAAAGTATAAGGCTTTTATGCCTTACTCTAATTCGCGAACGACTGCTGGCTTGTTTGAGTATGTAGACTGTAGTGTTCAAGAACTTAGAAAGTTAGGTACGAAGGTCAAGTTTGACCGACGTATCCATGCCTATAAGATCAAGACACTCCAACTAAGGGCACTCTCATCGAGTGTCCGAATGGGTGAATGGTATCACCTGTTGGATTCGCTGAATAGGTTGGAGCAATTTACTCCAACTACACAGCTTATAAGGACTCCCATCGATCTAGCGCGTGCGCGTTTGATAGCGCATAGCCATATCGGTGGACCGACTGAGTATCCGGTTCCGTACCGGACTCGGCTGCAATACGG